GGTTGTGGAGTTTCCGGCGATCTTCCCCGATACAGACAACGTGTTGTGGCCAGAATTTTGGAGCAGGGACGAACTAGAAGGTGTTAGGGCAAGTATTCCTGTTAGTAAGTGGAATGCGCAATACCTACAGAATCCGACAGCCGAAGAAGGTGCAATCATTAAAAGGGAGTGGTGGAATGTTTGGGAAGCTGATGATCCGCCGCCGTGTGAATATATTATTCAGAGCTATGACACGGCGTTTACAAAAAGCGAAAGAGCAGACTATAGCGCTATTACAACGTGGGGAATCTTTTATCCGGACGAGGGTGATGAGCCTGCGATTATTCTCTTGGATGCGGAAAAAGGACGATGGGAGTTCCCAGAGCTAAAAGACGCAGCTTTGAGGCTCTACAACGAATATGATCCTGACATGGTTCTGATTGAGCAGAAGGCGTCTGGTACGCCGCTCACACATGAGATGCGTCAGATGGGGATTCCTGTGAGTGCGTTTACCCCCGGCAGGGGCGCAGACAAGTTCTCTCGCATGAACGCCTGTGCGCCTATTTTTGAGAGCGGCATGGTGTGGTCGCCAGAGTCCAGATGGGCAGAAGAGGTCATTGAGGAATGTGCGTCATTTCCTAACGGCGAACACGATGACTTGGCCGATAGCATGACACAGGCTATACTTCGTTTTAGACAAGGTGGTTTTATTCGTACTCGTGCTGATTATGAGGACGATGACATTCACGCATACCGAAGGCGTAAGGAGTATTATTGATGGCTGGTAAAAAGAAGCCTTTCACAAGAAAGCCAAACATAGGCAAACCTTTCGATAAGCAGGGTCGATTGGCAGATCTGGTTCGCGCTCTTTCTGGTGTGAAAATGCCTTTTGATAAAAGCTTGAAAATGCAAGAAGGCGGCGCTGTCCCGCCTGAGTTCAAGGGTTTCTCCAAGCTGCCTGAAGCTGTTCAAGAAAAGATGAACCCGCAGGCTGCGAAGAAGTATAAGAAAGGCGGTGCTGTTATGGCTGGCCGTGGTAATAGTTTTAAAGGAGTGAAGTAATGGCTAAAAAAGAAAAAGGTGAGCGTTCAATAATTGCTCCAAAAGGTGGACGCATTGTTCATACAGGAAGGTTTCGTCTTCCTGATGGAACAATCAGAACAATGCCAGAGCTTGGTATGACAAATGTAAAAACACCAACAAAAATGGAAGAAGGTGGCGCTGTAAGAGGTGGTGGTTCAGCCATTTCTGGCACAAGCTTTCGTGGTGTGAGGTAACTATATGTTGTATAAGGGCAAAGAGGCTGGCTTCTGGCAATGTGCCTCTTGCCCTTCTATGGCACAGCTATGTGACCCACACCGCGTAGCGCCGAAGTCAGCCTCACGATAGGAGTGAATAATGGCAGTTGAAAAAGATATTGGCGCTGGTGGAGATGTGTTGCTAGAGGGAATAGACACCTCTGACATTGATGTCATGATGCTTCCGGAAAATCCACAAGTCATGGAGTTGGAAGACGGTTCTGCAATTGTAGGGCAGATAGAGGAGCAAATTGAAGTTGCTCCTGTTTCTTTTGATGGAAATTTAGCTGAGTACATTGACGAATCAGATTTGATGCGTGTTTCGTCTGATTTGGTTGGTGATATTGAAGAAGATATGTCTTCTCGTAAAGAGTGGGAAGAAACATACAAGCGCGGCATTGATCTTCTTGGTATGGAGTACGATGAACGCAGTGAGCCATTTGAAGGCTCTACAGGCGTTGTTCACCCTCTTCTTTCTGAGTCTGTTACGCAGTTTCAGGCACAAGCTTATCGTGAAATGCTTCCTTCTGGTGGTCCTGTTCGCACACAGATCATGGGTGCTGAAACCCCGGAAGTTATCGCTCAATCTGAGCGTGTTAAGAATTACATGAATTACATGCTCACTTACGAGATGGAAGAGTATGATCCTGAGACGGATCAAATGCTTTTTTATCTACCGATAGTGGGTTCTACCTTTAAGAAGGTTTATTTTGATCCTCTGCTTCAGCGTGGTGTCAGTAAGTTTGTTCACGCTGAAGATCTTGTTGTTCCTTATGGAGCAACTGATTTGCTTACCTCTCCTCGCATCACGCATGTTATTCGCATGGACAGCAATGAAGTGCGCAAGATGCAACTTGCTGGTTTTTATCGTGATGTTGATTTGCCGTCATCTGGCGATAACGGTGAGTATTCAGACGTAAAAGAAGCGATTGATGACGCACAAGGTGTGCAGGCTGCTGGCCCTTCTTACGAAATGACACTGTATGAGGTCCATACAGCTTTGGATCTTGATGGATTTGAAGACCGAGATATTCAAGGAGAGGAGACAGGGTTAAAAATCCCTTATATCGTTACAATTCTTGAATCTACTGGTGATGTTTTGTCTATTCGGCGAAATTATGATCAGAACGATCCACTAATGCGTCGCAATCAGTATTTTGTTCATTATAAGTTTTTGCCCGGACTGGGGTTCTATGGCTTTGGCTTGACCCACATGATTGGAGGGCTATCTCAAGCCTCTACAAGCATCCTACGGCAGCTTATTGATGCTGGCACACTATCTAACCTGCCTGCTGGATTTAAGGCGCGTGGTGCGCGTATTAGGGACGAGGATGAGCCTCTACAGCCCGGTGAGTTCCGTGATATTGATGCTGCTGGTATGGATATTCGTCAGTCCATTATGACGCTGCCATTTAAAGAGCCGTCAGGTACTCTTTATCAGCTTATGGGCACTCTTGTTGAGTCTGGTCGGCGATTTGCGTCCATGGCTGACATGAAAGTGGGCGAAATGAAGGGTGAAACGCCCGTTGGCACGACTATGGCCATTATGGAGCGTGGGACAAAGGTGATGAGCGCGATTCATAAGCGTCTTCACTACTCTCAGAAGCAAGAATTTAAGCTTTTAGCCTCTGTTTTTGCTAAATTCAGCGCTCCTATATACCCATATGCGGTTCCCGGCGCTCCTCCAGAGATAAAACAGGCTGATTTTGACGACAGAATTGATGTTCTGCCTGTATCTGATCCAAATATCTTCTCTATGTCGCAGAGAATTGCTTTGGCGCAGACGCAATTGCAGCTTGTTCAGTCAAATCCTGAAATTCATGGTGGGCCACAGGGCTTATATGAAGCATATCGTAAGATGTATGAGGCTCTTGGCGTTACAAATATTGATTCTATCCTGCCAAGGCCACCGCAGCCTCAACCAATGAATCCTGCTCGTGAAAATCAGGAAGCATTGCGTAATCAAAGGTTGCAAGCGTTCCCACAACAGAACCATGCCGCTCATATTGAGGCGCATTTGGCTATGTTGGCCACTCCTATAGCACAAGCTAACGCGAACATCGTTATGACACTTCAGGGTCACATTTCAGAGCATATTGGATTGATGGCTGAGATGCAGGCACAGCAGGAGGTTACTGCAAACCTGCCTCCTGAAGCGCAAATGATGTTGCAACAGGATCCAATGATGCAGCAACAGATTCAGGCAGAGATCGACAATCGCGCAGCCGTGTTGATTGGTGAACTTACTGAACAGTATGCACAAGCAGTAGCTCCTGCTGAAAATACTGATCCCTTGGTAGCGATCAGACAGCAGGAGTTAGCTCTACGCGGAGCCGAAATACAGGAAAAGGCTCGTCAGTTTGAAGAGAAGCAGGGAATGGAGCAAGAGAAAGAGCGTAATGACGTTCTTCTTGCGCAACAACGTCTTGATTTGCAGGAAGAAGCAAATGGAGAGCGTATCAGGGTGGCTGAAGATCGTGTGCAAGCTCAACGCGATATAGCTGCTGCAAATTTAAGAAATAGGAGGCAGTAATGTCAGCCAGTTCAATTAGTCGCCAAGTAGCGGAAGTAGAGAAGTCAAAGAAAGTGGAGAGGCGTCATGCCCTTGAAGCGAGGAAAGTCCCAGAAGTCGATAAGCAGCAACGTGAGCAAGCTAATGTCGGAGGGGTATCCCCAGAGACAGGCAGTAGCGATAGCGTTGTCGAAAGCGGGAAAATCGAAGTCAAGCCGGTCACAAAAAAAGCGCCAGCAAAAAAAGCCTCAACAAAGAAAAAGTCCGCAAAGAAAAGCTAGTGGCGGTACCGTTTCTCGCTTTTCCAGCATAGCTAGACCGCAAAGATTTTTAGGAGTTAGATAATGGCTGACGACGACTACAAATCTGAATCTCTGAAGAAAACCCCTGCCCTGCAAGATGTAATGCTTGCTTTGGGCGATGAGAGGAGAGAGATTTTGCGGCTAGCTATGGAAGCAGCGAAGAAGGGGTACAAGTATGATTACAAAAATAAACAATATGATTTCAACTTTGCTAAAGGCGGTGCAGTCTGTCGTGGGCAAGGTAGTGTTAACCGTAAAAGAAATTTTCGCGTCACTTAGGGGGCAGTGATGGCACCTAAAAAGTTTGAACAAGGGACAGCTTATGCTCAATACGATCTCGACGGCGATGGAGAGATCACTGATGCTGAACTTGCTCATGCAAAAGAAATACGACAGGCAGAGCATGAGATGCGAAAGCTTCGCGCTCAACGTCGTATGGCAACTGCTAGTCTTACCGCCATGGCAACGTTTACTACGGCCATGTTTTTTGTGGATATTGAAAGGGTGAATGCCCTTTCAGACATTAGCAATCTTTTCTATATTAGTGGTGCAGGCATTGTGGGTGCCTACATGGGGGCATCTGCTCTTATGGGTAAGAAGGGTTAGGAGGGCGTTTTGTTACAAGCATTGATTGGTCCTATCAGTGGGCTTGTTGGCTCATGGATGGACAAGAAGACTGAAGAGCAGCGAGGCAAATCTGCTGTTGCGAAAGCAAAGGCTGAAGCTGAAGCTGCTGTCATGGTTTCTGCGGCGACATCAACCGCCGATTGGGAAAAGTTGATGGCTAAAGGTAGCCAGAATTCGTGGAAAGACGAATGGCTTACCATTTTGTTCAGTATTCCGCTTATATTGGCCTTCTGTGGCGATTGGGGCAGGAATATTGTGGCACAAGGCTTTGCTGCCTTGGAGGCTATGCCGGATTACTATCAATATACTTTAGGCGTCATTGTGAGTGCCAGCTTTGCGGTTAGATCAGCAACAAAGTTTTTTGGTAAAAAGTAATGGACGCCATAACTCTGGCAGAGTATCTGCTAAAGGACATACGTCAGCAAAAAGCGGATATGACGCAGCGGCTGGCGGATGGTGCGGTAGAAACCATACAGGACTACCGGTTCATGGTGGGGCAAATACGCGGACTGACCCAGTGTGAGGATTTAATTAGAGCCGCGATGAAAGGTGTGGAAATAGAGGATGGCTAAAAAGCTATTTGTACCAGAAAAACTGGTAAAACCTTCTGATGCTCCAAAATCAGATGTTCCTCCAGCAATAAATAAAGCTTTTCAAGACGATGAGGCAGACAGCAAGAACAATGAAGATCCATCCAAGATGGAAGCTTCTGCTCTTGAGCGTTTGCCCCAGCCAGTTGGCTATCGTCTGCTTGTAATCCCGTATTACATGAGGGCTAAAACCGCTGGTGGAATTATTATCCCAGACAAAGTTCGTGAGCGCGAAAGTTTCGCAACAGTTGCAGCATACGTTGTAAAGGTTGGGCCAGATGCGTATATGGACGCCCAAAAATTCCCAACAGGACCATGGTGTGGTGAGAAATCTTGGGTATTAATGGGAAGATATGCTGGCAACAGGTTTAAAGTGGACGGTTTAGAGGTTCGCCTCATAAATGACGATAATATTATCGCCACTATCCTTGACCCTGCTGATATTTCGTATGTATAGTGTGGAGCATGACAATGAATGAAGAAAATCAACAGCAAGAAGCTGAAAAAGAAGCAGTAACTGTTTTTGATATTGAGGATCAAGACTCTCCTCAGTCAGAAATAGAAACCGCATCTGCATCAAATGATGATGATTCTGGTACAATTGTACCAAATGAATCTAATGACTCTGATGAGCTTGAAAATTACAGTGAAAGAGTCCAGAAGCGTATTAACAGGCTAACTGCTGATCGCAAGCAAGCCCTTGAAGAGAACGAGGCTGCTTATCAATACGCTAATCAAGTAAAGAAACAAAATGATGAGTTGCGTAAGCGAATAGACGCTTTAGACAAGGGCTACATTAGCGAGTATGGCTCTCGTGTGGAAACACAGGAAGCGGCAGCTAAAGCTATTCTAAAGGACGCATATGACGCTGGCGATACTGATAAAATCGCAGACGCTAACTCAGCTTTAGCTCAGTTAGCTGTGGAAAAGGAACGTTTGCGTGTGCAAAAGGCTCGTTCCGATCAACAGGCTGAAGCACAACAGCAAGAGCAAGTTGTCCAGCAACAGACACCACAGCGACCTCAACAGCTTGATCCAAAATTAAAAAGCTGGATTAGTAAAAATCCTTGGTTTGAAACCGACAGAGCGCTTAGAGGCGCGGCAGAAGGTATTCACGAGCAAATCGTTGCTGAAGAGGGTTTTGACCCCTCTACGGATGAATATTATGCAGAGATTGATAGACGTATGAGCGTCTTTCTTGACAAATCACAGGGGAACAGAAGAAACGCCCAATCTGTTGCTCCTGCGTCCAGTGGACGGTCAGCTACCAAAAAGGGCGGGAAACAA